CAACATTAAAAACAGCACCTAAATCAACGACGTTATTAAAATAATAAGTTCCCGAAGTATGAAGCGTACCAAGAAAATCTATTGATCCCCATGTATCAATATCTGCGGTGTGATCATCCCATAAATCCGTACCTGTAAGGGTCAAGGCGTCAAATTCATTTGAATATTGAACGTTATATTTTTGCCCTTGAAATGGTGGGCTGTCTGTATCTTCTCTTCTTACTGTTTGATTTAATCTTGGTAACGCATCAGGTAAATCTATAGTTGCGCTTACTTCATTACTGCTTTTCTTCCCGAGCTTATCTTTAAACTTAACCATATATTCACCCTCTAATAAATCTAAAACAACCGAGTCAGTATTTGATTGAACTTCTCTTAAAAGTGTCGAGTCTGCCCATGTACCAGTACCATCAGTTTTATTTGAATGCCTAATAATTGATATTAAATCTGAACTATTACCGCCCCATGTTGTAGGGATTGACCACCTAAAAGTTACTTCGTCTTTGCTAGAAGCTTGAACACTGACACCCGTGGGATCAGGAGGCAAGACAACAACAGAAGTAACACCACCACCACCACCACCAGAGGAAGGGGTAGGAACAGTAATTGTTTGAGAAGTCCAAGGTGATGTTTTACTTACAGGGGCAGGGCCAACGGCTCTTACTTCAAAAGTTAAAGTTGTTCCAGACGCTAAACTATCAATATCAAAAATAGTATTGGTCGTTGATGTTGTTCTATAACTACCGCCGCCTATTTTGTATCGAATATCAAAAAGAATACTTGAGCCGTTTGTTCCTCTTGTCCAATTCCATGTAATTCTATTTATTGTATTGTTGTTAACTCTAACTTCAGCAAATGCCCAACTTAAACCAGTAATTTCCGTTGGATTTTCATCAAAGGTTGTAACGTCTTCATATTCAAGAGCTGTTCCACTATCAGCCGTTGGATAAATAGAATCATTAAACTCTGTTCCTGTTATTGAATACGTTCCATCTTTATTGTCATCAACAGAAAGACACCTAAATTTTTGCTCAACAACAGTAGTAGAAGAAATTGACCATACGCTTTGTGCTTGAGGTACGGCGCTAAATGCTGAACAATTAACAACGGCTCCAGCAACAGAACTAATATCTTTAATTTCTCTATCACCATCCGGCATTATGCAAGTTATTTGATGACTAGACCCGGCAGGTAATGAAATTGTTTGATCACAAGTGATCGCCGTAGTTGTTGCGCTTGAAACTCTTCCGGCTATTCTTGCTCCCTGTTTCATTTCATCAGCAACCGCAAATACTTGCCCCGGAAAAACTGCAACGCCTTCTAACCCAGTCGAGAAACTTATGACGGCTTGATCTAATTCCTCTGCCGCCATCATCCAACGGCCTAACCTTTGCGCTTGATATTTTGAAGTACACCCAAAAGCAACTATCTCTTTTGTTTGATACCCGTACTTAGTGATTAAGTCGTAATCTTCTACAACAACAAAATTAGGTTTATAAAAATTATCTGGGTCGTTATATCGAACACGTATTGAAGTACTTCTAGTTTTTAACGATGAACCCGCGTAATTAAATAAACCATCAGTTACATTTGAATTGTTATAAAGATGAACGGGTGAAACGTCGGAACCGTCTAAATTTCCATGATCTCCAGTAACTTGAATTGTATTACTTGCCCAATAAGTCATGCCCCTAAAAGTGCTTGCCAAATCTCTTACAACTGAATATGCATCAGCCCGATCACCTACAACTGTATTTATTGCAAATCTTGGTTCTTGTGTTCCGTCTGGGGTTGTAATTAATTGATTTGCATATTGCGCCAACGGATATAGATCAACCCAATTCAAAGAAGACGACGCTATAAAATCACCCGCGCCCCATACTTTATTAGTAAGCATTGCATAGAAAATGCAAACGGGGCATGTAGTCCACCGAGTAACTAAAGACCCGTCAAAAGCTAGGTCAGCAATAAATTCAAGGCTTCCATCTCCTCTTACATGCGTATTATGTGGCACTGAGACTTTGACGCCCCTTATAAGGTATGCCCTTGTTGGAATCGATGTGAATTGCTTTGTTGAAAGACTTAAACCAACACAAGCCGTATAAGGGTATGCACTTCTAAGTTCTTGCTTTTCTATAATGCTTGTCCAAAAAACCCGATTCCCTCTACTTGTTGCTAATGGTGTTGTTTCTGAAACCTCGTCAAAATCTGTATAGCTAATTTCAAAATCATTCTCTCCGTTTGTCGTTTTTAAAACTTTGATATTCCACGGGCCAACTCCGGGTAGCTGTATCTTTGGTGTTTTGACTTGATAATCAGTTGTACTTATTCCCGTAATATCTCGACGATAAACTTGTGAATAACTGCCCCCTTGAGGTTGCACATAAATAATTACACGAACAGTTGCATTAAATAATTGCCCCTTTGCTAATCCTTCTTGCGCTGTTGAAAATAATGCAGGGATAGAAAACAATAAATGGAACGACTCAACATCTGTATCTGTTATTTGCCTTACAACTTGCCCGTGCCCGTAATCTCTAGATGAAACCTCATTAGTAGAATTAAGTGTTTCACTATAATTAGAACCAATTTCTGCATTGACCGTTGTAACTGTTGCGGTGCCGTCGTCTAAATAACCGCCTAATCTTGATTGTGTAGGTGTCCCAAGTCTAAAATCCCAACCAACAGAATCAGTATCGAAATTCATAGTTCCATCACTTGCCTTTATTGGTGTTTCATCTAAATAAATCCCTTTTTCAGAATTAACTAATCCTTCAATTGTACCCTCACAAAGAAGATCAATTATCTTAATAGTAGAAGTAGAATTTAAACCCATTTAGTGAAACCTCAAGGATTGACAAAGTAATAACCAACTTGTAAAACTTCTAAAGTATTTATATTTAAGTTAGCGCTATAATCAACAGGCTCAACAAATACTAAATAATTATCTTTGTGTTGAATTTTCCCATAAGCAAACCAATGCACCCATGAATAAGATTGTGAACCTGACATTAAACCTTGAGCCGTTACTTGTATCGTTGCAACATCGGGGGTACTGCTTAAATCTGTATTTTCTACAATAATTTTAAACGTCACAAATCCATCAACTTTTGTACTGCCTGCCCCTGCAATTTCGTCATACAATCCATTATTTAACCTAAAGGCAATTTGAAATTTCGATACATCAGTTGCACCGCTAAATTCACCCGGTATATTTCCGCCTACTACTTGCTGCCTTGTATTACTTGTTAAATTTAATTGATGAGGCGCGGCTAAATATTTTGTTGTTGAACCTCCGATTATCGAATTGACATCAGAAGCACTTAACGACCTTGATTTGATACCAGACGTTTCTTTAAAAACAGAATCTAATTTTTCGCCTTGAATCCTCATCGTATCGGGTGAAGGCGTTTTTATCCATTGTGTTAAAGGGTCTGATTCGTCTGTTACTTGCATATCTGCGCTTACGATATGACCTCCTATTAAAGCCTTACCAAAAACCACGGGAATTGTTGCGCCAGCTCCAACGCTATTAATTGCGCCGCGATACGAATAACTTTGGCGACCATCGGAACCCCTAACAATCGAACCCGGTCCTCTATCTGTTGACGTTGCGCCCGGTGTAAATTGTGGCGCCTCTTGTGGTTGAGGTGACAACATTTGACTAATACCGCCAAGAGTTAACGCAATACCAATATTTCCACCGATTGCAATAGCTGCCATTGTTGTTGAATATGACGCCGCTAATGGAATACCAGACGCACCGACAAACCCTGTAGCACCTAGCGAAACGCCACCCGTCGCAACTGCCAAACCAATCAATGCAACACCTAAAACTGTTCTACCTAATCCATCACCACTACCGGCAATGACGGGCGCAATAATTAAATCCTTACTGCCAAAGGGCAGCAACATATCTTCTAATTCAAATTCTGTTTCAGATTGAATAACTTTATATCCAACGCCTCTTTCACCTGATTCAATTAATTCTCTAGAAAATTCAGGGTAATTAATACATAAAAGCCTAATTGCATCAACAGGCGTTCTTAAGTTGTAATACTCATGCACCGGGCCAAATTTTTCCCCTAACTCATCGAGGAGTAACACCCGTTGCATATCTAAAAACTGCCTCTGTTCTCTCTACATAGTAGAACCTATAAACCTCTACGCATGAAAGAGAATTTTGCTTTTGATGCAAGATCATTTCATTAGGTAGCAATATGGCCGCGTGCATTGCTGTTTTTGTTCCTAGACGCATTACCAGTACATCATTCGGTAATCTTTGATTAATTGGGATTTGTTGAAAACCTTTTTTTGGTAATTGATCTAAAAATATACTGTCGCAAGTTTGTAAATCTTTGGGCCTTTCATATTCAGGAAGTTCAACGCCTAATAATTTAAAATAGTTTCTAACTAAACCAAAACAATCACTTTTTCCATATTCCCAATTTAAACCGACTAAGGATTGATAGTTAACCATTTATCTTTAGGCGTTAAATAAATATGCCAATTGATCTTTGTACGTGAACAAGCCTTTTGATCCGCCGGGCTTTCTTTTCCTCCTTTAGGGTGTGAATGAATAATCGCCTCAATCTGTCCATTTTGTCGTGCTTTTATATAGTCCCTAGCCTCAAGAATAAAATCATTTTCGGGATTGTCTGCTACGTTTCGACATCTGAAATATTTTCCATTAACAACAACACCGCACGCCTCTTTAGGGTGTTCCTCTAATGCGTGTTTTTTAGCATCACATCTGAAGTCTTGCACTTGGGAACCCTCCAAACGGTAATTCATTTTTGCCGGGGAACTTTGCGACACAATCGGAATATTTATGACCACAAGTTGCATCAGCTCCAGCGTAAGTGCATTGCGTTCCTCTAAATTCCCAAGGGCAATGTTCCAATACTTGACGACGTGGCAAAGCGATGTTTAATAAATCCATTCTTGTTGATAACTCAAACTGGACAGAGTTCATATTTTCAGATGCGATTCTATCGATATACCAAGTGTCATTAGATTCAAAAATTGCGGTTGGGTCAGCCGTTGCATTGGTTCCGCTTGTAAAATTAACAGCATCAAGAAATTTTTTGCACGTTGTTATTCTTACGACTTTTGCATTTAAAGGATTATAAGAAGCCAATAAAACAGAAATAGCACTATTAGCATTAGCAATAGTAAAAGTTGGTCTTGGTAGCGTTCCCGTTGTTGTACGTTTGAACCCATCCATCTCACAAGGTACGGCACTATAAGTAATTGAATTAAAAACTATATTTCCGTAAATCTCATTTGTTCCCGCGTGGTAGTAGTAAACGGTATCAGTTCCATTTACTGCCAACGTTAAATGTAATTGAAATAACTCGATCACCGCCGAAGGTTCGAGCATTTGAATCTGTTCTTGTATTGACTGGGGAACAGTTGGCATTTTTACGCCTCCGCTACTTCTTGAAAGGTTGCCGTAATCGTTGCAAAACTAGGGTAAGGAATTGTTTTGTTCCAAGACGTACAAATATATTTAGCGCTTGCCGATTCGTTAGGAGGTGTGAAGGTAAAGCTTTCTGTTCCGCCTCTTGCATCAAGAAAGGTTTCGATTGTGTCGCTATCTGTTTCTGAAATATTTTCCCAACGTAAATTCCACCTTTTTAAATTTTGATTAATGCCAAAAGTAGAACGCTGAGAATAACCCGACCCAAAAGCCGCCGTGTTTGTCTGTGGTGCGCTGGCTTTGCTTAAGCCATAAGAAGATTCAATAGATGGAAAGGTTGCCATTATGCGTAAAGTAAACCCCCCGGCCTGCGTTCATTTGCAATTTGATTTTTAACAGCGGTTGCAACTACTTTGCCAAGCAATCTTGCTTGACCTTCATCGCCTTGTACTTCTGAACCTCCAGATGCATCAACATTAACAACAACGCTAGTGGAACCAACTTTGTTATTTGGGGTAATGCTTCCACTTGTACGAGGTGAAAATATTTCCGGTCCTTTTTCTCCGACTAAATAAGATTTTCCTTGAATAACCGAACCCCCTAAAGCTTTACCACCGCCCCATATATTGCTAATCCAACTGGTGAAAGGTTTCGTAAATGCCTGCTGTATCGCTATACGTGCCATATCTCTAATAATGCTATCGGCTAAAGATTTAAAGGAAAGTTTGCCAGTAGTGACAAAATCAACAAGAGAATCCTCCATTTTTTTAATACCACCTATAACTACTTCCGCCATTGATTCCTCTACAGATTTAATTGATCCTTTAAAATCATCAAGCTTTCTTTTCATTGTTGAGCCAAAAGCATTTTTTAAACCATTTTTTGCATCCTCAGATCCTTTTTTAAGACCTTTTAATTTTTCTATTTGCCCCTCCATTGATAAATTAATTTCTTCTACTTTTGGTTTTATTGGTTCAAGTCCTAGCTCAAGCTTTACATAATCTTCTATTAATTTGTTAAATACTTTTTCGCGTTCCTCGTCATATAAATGCTTCCACGGTTTTTGTTTTCCTAATAAACTTAATCTAGGGAAATTCTTAGGCATATCATCCATCGTATAAACCCCCGCCCTTTCTTTTGCCTGACTTACAGCCCCAGAATGAGAATCACGAAAAAGTTTATTTCTTGTTGATTCGTATTTGTCGCCTTCCTTAATTTCTATTTGTTTTAAATTTCGCCACCTACTAAATAATTCATCAAGTAGTTTTAAAAATTGTTGTATTTGAGCAAGAATCCATTTGAACAAAGGTGCTAACGCTGTTTCTATGTTTTTTGCAAAAACTACCATATCATCACTAATTGCGTTTAATCCATCGGTAACAACTCCAAATAATTCCGACGTTCCTTCTACTAAAGGTTCCATGAATGGACTTGCCGCCGTACCTAACGCCTCATTAAAATCTCTTACTCTTTGCCCTAACGTATCAAAAGCCCCCGCTAATCCCTCCGCGGCTGATCTTGCCGCGCCTTTGTAGCTTTCCTCAACAATCTTTAATATTGCCGCTTGTGCTTCCATTTCACGCCCCGCATTATGCAATTCAAGAATCATTTCACGTTGCGTTTCTGTAAATATCACACCTGAACGTGATAACGCTGTTAATCCTTTTGTTGGATCGCTTAAGGCTTTTGCTAATTGCAAGAAAGAACTTTTTAAATCTGTTTGATTTATTTGTGCTAAATCCGCCGCTGTTTCTGCTACCCGTCCATAGCTATCTAAAGCAATATTTTTAAAACTTGTTAATAACGCAAAACCTTTTTGAAATGCCTTTTCATCAAATAAGGTTTCATAGCCTAATTCATCCGCCATAGCTCTTAAAGCTTTAGACGCTGCCGGGGCATCGGTGCTAATTCTTTCTAGTGCATTTGTAAGGACTCTAAAATCTGCCTCTCTTTCTGCTAATACGTCAAAACTTTTTCTAAGTAATTGAACACCGCCAACCGCTGCCGCAATACCAGCCAAAGGGCCAAGTAATCCTTTAAAACTTGCCGCTAAATTCTTTGCTCTCCCTTGCACTCCTTGCATAGAGTTTCCAAGAGCCTTGATTTTATTAGTGCCCTTAACATTGGCATCTAAAAGCAGGCTGTACTTAGCAGAATTACCAGAGCCGGGGATTCCTCTAGGCATTATTTTTTCACCTGCGTTTTATTAAAAATTTGCAATGCTGTTATTTCCATTACCTGCAAATCAGAAAAGACCGCTTTAGAATCATCATACCCAAAGATATTAATGACAGCTAATACGCTTGCATAATTTAAACCAGTAATTCCACCAACAGAAGTATTCCACTGAGTCTGAACATTTAAAAAAAGTTCTATTGCATTTTCATTTTCAGGCAATATCAAAAAGTCATCATCTAATTTTTTTTCTTCTGCTGGTAAACCTAAAACCTCATCGTCTTCCGCTGTCTGATCAATAACGCCACCCCCGCATATATAGGTAGCGGCGTCTATTAGTTTTTTCGCTTGGCCCCCGCAATGCTGTCAAAAAATGCCTTAGAAATAGCAGTTGCAACCATTGGCACGTCAAGCAATTGTTTTAACTTCGCTTGTGAAAACTTAATTTCTTTGCCCTCGTCGTCTTCTATCCCCTCCCAGTTCACAAATACTTCTTTGCATAAATCTACGTCTGTTATTTCACCTGATTCTATTGATTGCCCAATTTCACGAATACGCGATTGAGTAATACGTTTAAATTCACCGTCGAATTTTTGTCTTTCATGCCTGCCATTATCAACAGGAATTTCAACAGTAACAGGCCATTTATAAGTGCCCGATAGATCCAACCTAAAACCCATAAAATTTACTATTTAGACATAGCAAGGGTAAACCCCTTATTAAGTAAATGCAAGGCTTAGTTCGTTGTTTCCAGCCGCTGTTGGTATCGCTCTAAAGGGTATTGAAAGCATTGTGACCATGTTGCTCTCTTCATAAGAAATAGCGCCTAAATCTGTCTGAGGCGCGGATACTGTAATTTTATTACCTGCTGTGGTTCCATGTAGAAAGGTATTGTTTCCCGTAGCGGCTGACGTTGCGTCTGTAAAATAATTGTTTGTGCCTAAAGCAACGGCCTCAACTGAACAGCTGCCGGTAGGCTTTCTATCTGTAATAATTACGCTTTCAGTCCCACCTACTAAATTCCTATATTGAATATCATTCGCCATATCAAAAGACCAATTCTGTAAGGCTCCCGCATAACTAAATAATTGGAATGCTGAACTATTGCCAGAGGTAAAGGCTAAAGGTGTTGCCTGATTGGATTCGGTAATTGTGGGCAAGGTAGCATCCGCCGCAGCAACAAATTTGCCAGTAAAAGTGAAGTTAATTAATGGAATTTCCCCCAGAGTAAAATCTAATGCAAAATTTCCTCTTGCTCCTGTGATTTTATGCCTAACTCCTCCATAGTTTACATAGAAAGTAACTGAATCCGTGGCGGTGCTGTTTGGTGCATAGGTAACACTTGTCGAACTAACAACAGTTGCCGACATTCCGCAAGCTTTCAATAAATCGCCGTATTTTGGAGCTGTACCCGCCGCCCCACTTGCACTCGCCTCAACTGAAAATGTGACTGTGGCTCTTTTATTGACAAGCTCTACCGCATATTGTCCAAAATAAGGGGTGATATATGCACGCTCGACCTCATCCGCAATTATTGGTTCAACGTTTAAATCGACAACCCTTAAATAGTTTGCACTTCCTGTGGGGGTTGGGTCTGACCCATAAGAGCTTTCAATTTTATAGAGAAGGCTTCTTTTCCTGTAGCTAATAGCCATTGCTCGAAATTCTTAGATCATATATATCTATATTAAATGCCGTTTGCTATTTCGCCTTAGTAAGCCTTAACTCTCTAAATCAGTCGTTGTTGTCCTATATCTAATGATGTATTCCATATTTACTGCGCCTATTGGTGAATCGCCGTCTATTGCTTCAAAGGTTACATTTCCCGGCTCTACATCAATGCAATTACCTCCTAGTGTTAAATCTGCCATCATTTTTGAATGAGCTGAAACGACTGTTGCATCTGCCTGTTCATCTGGCACGCTTCCAGAACTAAGCACAGTAAGAACAACAGATAAAGACCAATCTAATTTAGGTAAAGAAGTAGTTTGTTCAACCGCGTCATTATTCCAAGAAATTAAAAGAGCTGGTAATTGTGTTCTTTGCTCTAATGGCAAAGTTCTAGATCTGTAGATTCTTGTAGAAACTCCCGTCGTATTTGCAAGAGCTGTTTTAATTGCGTCTAATATGTCTTCTCTTTTTGAGGCCATTTAAACTTTCTCCAGTGAGATTTGACAAGTAAGGCCGTCTAAATCTTTTTCGTTGGTGCGTACTTTATAACTAACAGAATCAACAGTAATACTATCTCCCGTAACTAAAGAACCGAATTGAGAATTTAAAACGTGAACGACTCTATCAACCATTAATACTTGATCACCCGCAACAACTGACGTGGGTTCGTCCAAAATACCGTTTGCAGTGGTAGCCCCCGCAGTGCATGAAACACCAAAGGGGCCGTCCAACATGCTTTTTATGTCATCAGCAAATGACATCTAACTATTAAGTGGTGTACTTCTTAGAAGCGTAAGCAGTGACGTTTACGGCTCCTGTTCCGGTTCCGCCAGCCACGGTACTATTTGTTCTTACATAGCGCTTAAGATCAGAAACGTTTAACGCAATTTGCTCAAACGCTGCTGTATTAGCTGCTGTTGTTGTGAACCCGCCGTCTGTAACATCTGACCAATCAGAGTTATTGGCTGATTCTTGCAACTTAACGGCAAGAGTAACGCTGGCGCCCATTGCTTCAGATGAAAGAACGAAAGCAGCGCTGCCCTCATATCCTTGAAGATCTACACCTGAACCATTAGCGGTTGAAGCAAGAACGTCATTTGGGAGGATGTCAACGGCGGTTCCTTTAGAACCTAAATTTTGAATAGTCATTAGTCAGATACCTCTGGGGTAGAAGTTGATTTAGCTTTAGTAGCTTTTTTGGCTTTTGGTTTTGCTTTTGGTTCCTCTTGTTGAACCTCACAGACAACGGCTTCTTTTGCCTGCCCTGAATTAATTAGCTGCCTTGTTTCAGAGGGGGAAGCCTCGACAACCTCCCCAATCTGTACGACTTCGCCTTTTAATCCGAATGAACTTAAGGCTTCAATCTTCATGCTTATGCACCCAGGCAGAAACTTGCAGGATGCTTAACAGCAACGTCAACATCTTGTAAGACTCTTACTCTTACGTTTCCAGAAGCACCGCCTGTATAAGGATCAACTTGTAGATCTAGGCCGCTCCAATAACCGAGGATCAATTCTGACCAGTTACCGAACCAGATGTCACCGGCTTCAATTTGATTAGAAACGTAAAGTGGATAACCGTTAACGACTCCATCTTCATTAACAAAGCGACCTGATCCAGAATCTTTAGTCTTAACTTTCATCGCTCCGGCAATGTTGGCTCTAGTTACATAAGCAAGAGAACCAGTTAATGCGTTACCAACAGAAATATCGGATTCCATGTTGACGACATCACCAAAACTAGGATCGTTATTACCTACGTTTTCAGTTGCAATGCCTGTTACGTTATGCAAGCCAAGTGGTTCAGAACTAGAACCTAATCCGTAGAGAGCTGCGCGATCTATTTCAAGAGCAACAGAGGATGCAAGTGAAGATCTAACAAGTGATTCAACATCTAAAGAAGACTGAATAAGTAGCTTCCTAGAAATATCTGTCATTGCGCCAATTGTGCGAGGGGTCATGTTGACCTGCTCAATTGTCATATCGGATTCGGTTACGTTTGAACCTTCGCCGACCCAGTAGCTAGTTTGCTGGCTTCCTTGTCTAGGGATTGAAATATTACCGCTAAGGCCGGTCAAAATTGTAGATCCGGTCTGGGCCAAAACCGACGCATTCTTCAACAGGCTTATAAAATCACTTGAAAGCTCCTGTGCAATCAAATTACCTCCCGCTGTATCGGGCGCCGTTTGCATATCCCTACGAAATACCTCGTTAGGAATTGTTATGCCTCTAGATGCTCTACCTAGTTTTTGCGCGGCGGCTTCAGATGCTTCTATTTCAAAAGCAGCGGCCTCACGCTTTGCAGCGCTGCCGGGATTAGCAAGGTAGTCAATCGCTCTAAGAACTGAGAAGCTACGTGTTTCGGCTTGAGTTAAACCGATATCAGTAGCGTCTGCCTTTGGTGCGATTGCTTCAGGCTTCCACTCGCGAAGAACAGCATCGTTAAAATCTGCAACGCTTCTTTCTTCTTTAATGTAGGTTTCCCCTAGATCTTGAAGATTGTATTTTGCTGCGACAGTTTGGATTGATTGGATTCTTGAACGCTCAGCTTTGATCACTTTTTGAGTGTCAACTTCTGAACGCACCTCCAAGGTTTCTTTCGGGTTAGCGGTCATTGATTCGACTACAGAGTTTACAGGCGCATCAGAAGATGCTGAAACGTCGGAACGTTCCTCTTTAGACATATTAGATATAGTTTCTGATTGAGCCGTATCGGTTTTAGATCTTCCTATTCCTGCCCCCTTATAATCTGCCGGAATTGCAACAACACTAATTTCGTAGGCTTCCCATGATCTAACAAGCACCTCATCAGAATCCTTTTGTTGCTCTGTGTCCTTAACCATGTAGCCGAAGGATATATTTCTAATAATTTTATTTTTTATATCTCTAAATTTTGAAGCCGCAAATTCTTCCTCGCTAAATCTTACTTTTGCATAACCGCGTTTTTTCTTTTCATCAATCCAAGCACGTTCAACTACACCAATAACCTTGTCGGGGTCATGGTTCCAAAGAACGGGAGCGCCATCATTTAAACGCCCTAAATCTGCGCTTTGCTCTCGATGCTCTAGCGTTTCAAGGCCAAAGTATCTTTGTACTGGCTCTTCACTTGAAAAAGGAAATTCTAGGGTGCGGTCTTCTTTTTCTACTTCTCTTACTTCTAAATTAAAGTCTCTTTGGACTAAATCTTTTTCATAATCACGTTTAGTCATCTTCCTGTGAATCAGTAGTTGTATCTACTTTAGATGCAGTTTCAGGCGACGTATTAGGTTTATCCGAAAAATCAAGACCTAATTGTTTTGCAAGATCAATTTCGTTTTTACGCGCAACTAAAAATTCTTCGTAGTCAATTCCTTGTTCTGCCAAAACCTGACTTTGTAATTTAAAACCTGATTCAACTGCAAGTTTATTAGATTGACATTCTTTGAAGGGGTCTACCCATCCCGCCGATTTAAACATGAACCGCGCCATTTGATAGCGTTCAGGTTCAGTCTGATAATTAGGCAGTTGCAAAGCTCCCGACAAGACGGCTATCTCTAGCCATTCTTTATAAACTCTAAACAACACAATCTCTCTTAATTGAGATTGTAAAGCCTTGAATGATTCTTGATCTTGTAATACATCAAGACGGCTACTCGAATAGTTTGATTGACTGCTATCTCTGCTTAATGTTGAATATGAAATGCCTAATGACGCGGATAACGCCCTAAGCATTGCACGAACGAAAGGCTCAAATTGACCATCAGGCGCGTTTAGGTCTGGAACATGTACGCTTTCCCCGCTGCCAAGGTATTTGATGGCTCCGGGCTGCATGTCAAAAACCCTTTCATCATCAACGACGTCATCACCTTCTAAGTCACCTTCGGGGGTTTGTATCCATGCCATTAGCGCCGAGCTTGCCCTCGCTCTTACTATTTCGGCTTGTTCGTAGCCTTCCAAATGGTGCATTCTTTGAATAGCGCTAGCCATCCACGGCACCCCGCGAGTTTGTCCCGGTCTTTCAAATTTCGCTAAATGAATAATATCTTTTGCATCAATGAAAATATGTTTTTTACCGTCGGTTGGTTGGTTAACAAAAAGAGTATCTCCGGGGTGTCTAGTAAGAAGCGCGTATTTTTTTGGTTTGCCCCACTCGTCTTGCAAAATTCCCATCTTCCAATGCCAACCTTTTTTTTCTGCTTTCCCCTCGTAATCCTCGTCGATCATATCCGCTTCTAACAATTGCAAAGCAAAAGGAACGGAACTATCACCAAACTTTTGACCCCTAACGATTCTTATAAATACTTCACCTGATTCAACCCATGCACCGACGGCATTTCTTATTAAGTCGGAATAGCAAAGTTTTCCTGCAACATCGCAATTTTCAGCATATCCCCACCTCTTAAAAGCAGATTCGATTTGTTGATTGAGGCGCTCATTTAGCCGCCCCCCTCTTGCCATCCTTACTTGTGCTTGAAGGCGTGGGCCTGTTCCAGCTACGTTTTCAACAATGACACGAACAGCATTTTTGCAATAGTCCTGATCTCTTACGAGTTGACGAGAACGATTTCTTAGTTTCTTAAGGCTGCCTTTAATATCGCTATCGGCTGAATTGGTACTTGTTACCCAACCGCTAGTAAGGCGCGATACTTCGGCCCCTGCGTACTCTCTTTTTCTTCTTGGTTTTATTGCTCTTGGGTTTGGTTCCCATAAAGCCGACCAAGCGTTAATAATTCCCATGACTAATTAAACCTCACATACATTGCAGCCGGATTACCCAGACCGTTAGCTATTAATTCCGCTTTTTGTTCGCGCTTTAATTGATATTTCAAACGACTTTCTAAAGCCATCAAATCAGAAAGATCATATTTTTTAAGGCTTCTACCTGCAATTGAATATTCTTTAACAACACCGCCACTAACTAAAGTTCTGATTGCTGATTGAATCGCGTCTAGGTCTTGTTCTGTTTGGCTCTTCCCTTGCAGCGCTCCGGGCGTTCCTGTATATGCGAGGGCTTGTAAAACTTCTAACGCTCCACTACCAACAATATATTTTTCTGATCCTTTACTAACCTCACAATTCCAAAACCAGTCACCCGCGTCAAATGCTGAACTATCAGAAGCACTGATTTCAACTTGCCAACCTGTTCCGTAGGTTGAACCCGTCGCGGTGTGTCCCTCCGAAGCCGTATTAGTTCTTAAATAAAACTTCATTGCCCATGAATCGGTGCTTTGCAACGCATCACCAAACGGGTCAACTTGGCTTGATTCTCTCCATTTAACTGTGCTTCCCGCACGTATCGAAGCCGGGATATTCACGCCGACCTCTTACCAATGTGTGACATACGACTTCTTAGTAACCTTACTATTAGATTTTAGACGCTGTTTTTTAGACGAATTAACGGAATTTAATAGCTTATTAGCGAAGATTTGAAAGAATTTACCGCGTGGGAAGCGTTGATAAAGATGATTAAGGGCCGCATAGGCATAAACAGCAGTGTCTAACGCCTCAACGTTTTGATTCTTTTTCTGAACGTATTGCGTACCCCTCCCGCTTTTCTTTAAAACCTTTCTTTCTCCCGTGAATTGTTTAAAATATTCTTCCGTTGTTTGCGCGTGAAAATGTAATTTATTATTAAACTTAAGCCTACTATACAACACGTCTTTGATTGTGTCAGTTCCTACGGAATAAACAACAACACCGCCTTTAATTGGTTTACCTCTATAGTTCAAATCCACCTTTGAACCTCTACCTATTGCTGGCTGCCCTGATTGACTACTACCCTTAATTCCTATAACGCCCGACCCTTTTCTAGCCCTGCAATAGTTATATACCGAGTTAGTCGCCAATCCGCCAGTATCTATTGCCGTACATTCAACTTTTAACCTACCGCCGTTTGGATGTTCCCATTCAGCCGTTAACAAAACATCTAACCCCTCCCAAACTGTCCCTTGATGTGGATCGCCATAAATAACGTCATGTTGAATTAGATACATGTGTTCCTCTAAACCTACCCCCCAAGTTGATACCTCGATGCGTTCGTCTTTTGTTCCTCCGCCACCCTGTATGTCCACACCCTGAACCAACGCGACGACTTCATCGGGAATAGTCCCGGGTAAATATTTTTCGCACTTCTCTAACATCTCTTCTGCTGATAATTGCGATTGATATGACTCGTCGAAAGTTTCAGCCATTCGGGTGTTAACCCACGTTTTAAACAAAGGGGCGTCATCCTTAGACCTTAAAAATTCCTCGACAATTTCGGGCCAACTTAGCCACCCCGCCGGACTATATAAAGAACTCATTTGAAATCCTGCCGTCTTTCTTGTCATTGGTTTTTCTGCCCTCCACTCCCCTTGTCTAAGCATTGAGGTTTTATGTGATTCGTCGAATCTTTCCCCGCAATGTGAACATTCATATTTAGCCGTTGAAGCGTCGCGGTTTTCCCATTTCATTTGCGACCATGTAAGTAATTGATATTTGCCACAACAAGGGGCAGGAACCCAATACTTTCTACGATCAGAAGTTAAATATTCATTTTCGACGCGGCTAAATTCTTTTAACGTTGGCGTGCTTGTCATTAATATTTTTTTACGGCTAAAAGTTGAAGTTCTTTTTATGGCAAGTTCTACGGGGTCGCCTTCACTTACCCCGCCGGAAGTACTCGCATCACTAGGGTATGAGTCAATTTCATCAAGAAACAAATAGCGCACTGGAGCGCTGCGAAGCCCGGCGGGTGAGTTACTACCTGTCAAAAGCAATATCCCATTTGGAAACTCTTTTATAAACATTGAATTGCTTGCGTCCCTTGATCTTTGCGGTGCAATCTTCGCTTTTATAACGGGCGTTTCTTCAAAGGCAGGCTCTAACCTTTGACGGCTCATCCTCTTGACCATATCCAACGAAGCAGCAACACAAAGGATGGGGGCGGGGCAATGGTCAATTGTATACAACAAAAAATTAATTCCCGATTCACTTTTTCCTGTTTGCGCTCCGAACATTAAAACAACTCTTTCAACATCCGTATTCGTCACGCTCAAACAATCCATCGGCTCTTTTAAATAAGGCGTTCGGCTTGTCCTCCACGGCCCCGGCTCGCTAGATCCTTTAGAACTTAAACGCCTGTGCTTATCGCTCCACTCGCTAACCGTCATTGGGGGCGGCGGAATAATGCCCTCTAAAAATCCTTTCTGAAACGGGTTCATGCAAACAACCCCGCTTGATATGCAACATTAGTAAGCCTTTTTTTTGATATATCCATATATTCTTTACTCTGTTCAATTCCTATAAACTCCATCCCTTCTTCTAGAGCTGCTTTACCAGTTGTGCCGCTACCCATAAAAGGATCTAAAACAACGCTACCAACAGGGCAAACAAGCCTAATTAAATAACGCATTAAATCAATTGGTTTTACAGTCGGGTGATTATTTCCTTTTCCCCTATCGCTGTTTGCTGCCTTTGCACAATAAAAAAATCTTGCCGCTGAACCTTGATCCCTGAAATCATGGGTTTCTTTTCCGTCGCCTTTTCCGTAACTGGTAGCAGTATGGTTAACGCCTCTATGCGGATTATTTGGATTTCCTATCCTTGAAGAATTTGAATCTGGAAATAAATTAATAACCTCTTCACTTCCGTCATGTATCAAATTTGCAGGCCATCGGCCTTTAACTATTTTCTGATTGCTAACTCTACAATCATCAATTCGTAGTTCTTGTATCTTTCCCCCTTTTCGTGCCATTACAATCGGTTCATGACTTGGTTTTAATTGCGTTTTACCTTTAGGAAATCCCGACCCGTACACCCACATAATTTGATCACGTATTTCAAACCCTGCATCTTCTACATTGCACGCCATTCTGTGATAAGTTCTAGCGCTACTAAAAGACAACAAATAACCACCTGGCTTTAATACCCTTAAACACTCTTTCCAAATATCAATAGAAGGAACTTCGTAATCCCATTTTTTACCCATAAATGACAAACCATAGGGCGGATCTGTAATTATTGCGTCTACGTAGGCTGATTGGATTTCACCAAGTTTTTCTAAACAATCGCCGTTAAATAATTTACTCATGCTGCCTCCACAAAATTTTCTAAACAACTATGAATTTCTTTCCTTAATACCCCATCAATTGCCGTTGCATCCGTTTCACTTGCAAATAAATTACTAACCCGATCAGGCAACGTTAAAAATGCCTCACGAATACCAACCGCCAACTCAAAACTTTTCTTCTCTACTTCCTTTGCACTAATTAATTCTTTCTTTTGCTGCAATACCTGTATTCTCGCCAGCTCCGCTTTATAAAATTCGTTTTTCGCACGTGAAACATTGAAATCCGGTATTTGATCCGCTGGCATATCCTGAACTTGTTTCTTTAGTTCCTTTTTTGTTTGAGCTGGTATTTGATTTAAAACAGGCGCCGTATTTTTATCCCATAACTCCATAGCTAATTCTTTGTTAAGCAGCGTCTTGCCGTTGTGCTTAACAATTGCGCCATCTAAAACCCCTGTGCTCTTTCTTTGGCTAACTGCACTTCTAGACACGTTTTTCAACTGCGCTAGATCTGCAAAAGTTATCAGCATTCTTTATTTGTTAAGTACTATGCCTACATATTAGTTAAGTCTGTTAAGTAACCCAAAATTTTGACGCTAAAAAAAT